CCCACACCATATATTGACCTTTGCTTACCCCACTCATATTTAACTGACGGCCAAGCTACCATACTCGGTATTCTATCCAAGAAATGTACTACCTCTTTCTCTTCCATCCTACTCAAAGCATTTAATTTATTCCTACATTCTTTTTCCTCATCCAAGTATTTATTGTCCTCATCATATTGAGTATGATACACCCCCGTTGGTGCCCATTCCCATCTACTCTCCCAGAAATCTGACCATTTTTTATTTCTAGGTTTTGAGCCAGTCGTTTTTATGTCTGAAAATAACTCCAAACTATACTTATAAATGTCTACTGCATCTATAGTACATACATTAGGTTCCGTCCTATGGTCTTTCTCTTCTTCCCAATTAATATTACCCATTCCTCTATTTACTAATACCTCCATCTCAAAAAATGGTGTCAGGTCAATGTCAATCAAGTTTTGAACTGCCTTAAGTTTAAGTGTAAAGTACTTTTTAATCTTCAGAAAGAAATCTTCTTCATTTTTGTACAACCAGGTATTAACATCTGATAAACAAAACATGTCTGCTTGTTTTGCCGGTAGTAACATTAACCAAATTAATAAGCCACAAAAGAAGGTTTCAGTTAAATCAAACTTCAATACATTTTTAATAAGACTCTTATTTTTGTATGTCTTGCTTGCTATGTCTCTGACTCCATATCTTGCCAATTCCTTGACCGTGATGTGTCGTAAATGGTATGCTGATACACGATCAACTCTCAGTTTACGGGTCCCATCTATTATGGGCATGATTATCTCTAACATTGAGTTTATCTCGCCCTCATCCTGTTCGAACTTTGAATTATATTTACAAACGTTTTCATCTATATTATAAATTTCTAAGAATTTCTCATATTGTACATCCTTGATATGCAATATACCTTGTGCTACTCTTGGTGTACTTATAAGTCCATAACTAAACAAATCATGACCATACATTACTTTAGACAGTCTCAACTTTACATCCTCACTAATGTTATTAAGGTACATCTCTTTATGAATATACATTGCCGTTACATTATTAGAACTATAATACACACAAGATACATACACAGCCTGTTTTTCTAAAAATAAATACTTATTACCAATACCTTGTAGTCCTTCAACTATTTCAAATAAAATAAAATCCGCTTCTTCCAGCTGACATACTTGACCAATTATGTCTTTTACATCATTTCTCTTCTTTATATACATAGGAATACATTTATCGTAAAACTTCGTCATTTCACCTACAACTGGGCTGCACTTCCTGAAGCCGCCGGTGTCTCCTCTAACGTACTTTTCCCCTCCTGACTGATTATCGGTTCTTCCTCTAATAAGTCTAACGGTTTTCTTTCGCTGGGTAGAGGCAACCCTGCTTTTAGCTTCTCTAGGTAAAAAAAACGCTCCGAGATGTTAAATTTACTAACCACTGCTGTCACTATGTCTAATCCTTGCATTTCAACGAATTCCATCTTTCTAGGTATCTGCACCTTTTCAAAATAGTCAAATACTGGTGGTGAATTATAATTAGTACCATCTAACATCTCCACTCGACTGGTTATCCAGGTAAACCTAGTAATTTTGTCTTGTGCCCATTGGAAATCATCACCGAAACAATGTTCTCTTTCGGTGCTATTATTATATACGTAATAGGCATTTTGCCTTACTGTTGGAGGGAATACAGGTG